CCTCTACGTCACCCTTGTCCTCTTCGTCGTCACCCTTGTCCTCTTCGTCGTCACCCTTGTCCTCTTCGCCGCCCTCACCTTTCAGCATGGCCTTGGGCACCATGAAGACAGAACCAAATGCCGAGATGAATTCGTCGGTTAAGTCCGTCTGCCCTGCCAGAATGCTTTCCACGTTCAAGACACCTATGCCCAACTTGGCGGCTAGGGTTTCAAGGACTTCGGTGCGGTCAAACCCTTCGACCGATGTCTTCCTTGACGATATTATTTCATGAAGTCTGGCCAGCATATTATCACCTCTTTGCAGAAACACATCTGACAGCGCCGAGTCATAGTCCTTGGTCCGCCATGCCTTGACCATACTCTTGGCAAGAGTGAAGTCAGATTCTTGGTTCATGGGTATACTCACGACAGACACCTCAAGCAGGTTGGCCTGTTTGATGACATTGACTCCGTCTTCCCTCTTCTCTTCTGACCCCATTGGGTCAAACCCCACAGAGAAGGTACGAAGCACCTGCTCACGGATCATATCTCTAATGTAGGGCATGGGCGAGGCTTTTGACTTGGATATCTTTGCCTTGATCTTAAGTCCCTCTGTTGTGACCTTGACATCCAATGCCCGCCCAATGGGCACGTTACGGTCGTGGTTGAAGAACAGTATAGGGTTCTTCTGGAACTCTTCAATTTTCCATGCTTCAGGGGGTATATAGTCATTGCCCCTGTCCACCACTGCCTTGTTGGCAAAGCCCTCGATAACGACCGACTTAGAAGTGTTTAAGTCCTTCTCAGCTTTGGCCAAACTCTTGAGGCAGAATTCTCCGACTATCCTACTCATCCGCAAACTCCGATGGTTGGTCTGTTTCTATCAAGCCCAAGTCCTTGGCTGGCACCACGGACATATCGCACCTACAGTTTATCACCTCGGCAGCTTCTCCGCTTGGGTCCCTTGGGTAGTCTAAGCCATTATCGAAGGTGTCGCCTACTGGAATCGCTTCACCGTCGAGGTCAATATGGGTGTCCCGGACCCTGTCATCACCTGCCGTCAGCCATAGCTTGACCAGGGGTTCATCCTCAAACACCTTTTCCATGTCTTTCATGGCAGCAGCTTTGCCAAGGGATACGGCGGTAAGGACCTCTGTCCTAGCGATGGTTGTCGCCCTGCCAACTGACAGGTCTTTCACCTTGTCGGCTATGTCCTTACGGATTTCGAGGATGGTCTTACGGTCCTTGACACCCTGGTCGATGATACCCATGACCTTTTTGGTGGTAGTCTCGTTGACCTTGGCAAAGGTGTCCAGACCCCTTGCCGCAAGGGTAGCCCTTCGACCTTCAGTGTCTTCTTGCTGAAGAGCCTGCAAGGCCGCAACCCTGTCAGGGTCAAAGGCTGGGTTGACCATCACCCCGTAACTCCGCGTAACAGTGGGATTCAACTCGTCTACATATCTGTCAAGAGTAGGGGTTGACTCAGTAAAGTCCTCAAGAGACTTCTCAAGCCTCTTCTTGAGCAGCCTCTTGTTCAACTTGGCAGGGATTTTGGTCGGGTTCTGGGCAGCCTTCTCTTGCTTCCTTCCAGGCAGCTTGTCCAACTCGTCTTCAACCAGCGGCAAGATAGCCTTTTCAAGCTGTCCCGCGAACAAGTCCAGAATAATCTCCAAGATCGAGTCTTCTTTCTTATCGACTTCCGTGTCCAGCTGCTTCTTTGAGAACTCAAAATGGTCCTTGTACTTACTTACGAAGGCCGCCTTGTTTCGGGCTCTTTCACTCAGCACCTTCTCATCTGGGCGGTAGTCAGTTGCCTCGTCATCCTTGACAGGTTCCGCGGCATCTGTGACACCTGCTACCTGACCCTGAGTTCCGGGTAGGTTGAAGTTCAAAGGCGGAAGGGCTGGCGCGGCTGGCTGGGCACCTACGACTATATCGCCGCCCTCTATTGGCGGCTTTTCCCAAACTTCCAGCCGAATCTCGTTCAAGGTCCACTGGTCCAAAAGCGACGAGCCCAACTCAGCTTTCTTGCCCATGTCGTCTTGCATTACATCAATAGAAGAGTTGTCAAACTCGATAAATTGGTTGGGTTCTAAGACCCCCCTTTCCCGCCACTTCATGGTGAGATAGCCAGCTCGTTTCCTTTGGGCAGGAATCACCGCCGACTTGTAGAAGAACTTAAGGGCTTGCTTGTGCTCTTCACTGCCCAGGCTACCGCTCTCGGCCAAAGAAAATGCGTGCTTTGGAACTTTCAAAGAAGCCAAGATTTTGTTCTGGTTGGATTCGGTAATTTGAAGTATCTGCTGGTCCGCCATGGTAGGGGTGACCACGTCCGCGGTGACCCCTTTGGGCAGGACAAGAGTCCTTCTATTGTTGCGGCGGCCAGTGTTTGCCACCTCAAAAGACCTCAAGAATCGCAAGGCGGACTCTGGACTACTTACCTTGTCCATTGTCAGCACCATCCCAGGGGTAGCACCTCTGAGGTAGAAGCTGTTTATATAGTCGGCGGTATAGCGGTTGTTGAGGATAGCTTTCCTGTTCGCAATAAACGGCGATAAACCCCACAGCATCGATGACGGGTTGGGCCGCATCTGGTGAAAGATCTCTTCCCTGTCAAACCTGGCTATTGATGACGGCATCTGTGAGACGTCAGTGTCTCGGTTGACCAGGTAAGCTTCCAACTGGCCACCACTGTCAAAGTCCAAGGCCACAGTCTCGGAAGGAATGACTATGACAATGCTGTTCTTCTCATTGACCCATTCAATCGTGTTGCCCATGAGAAGGATTTCGACAAAGGCATTGTACTGCCAAGAGTAGTAGTCCTGGAAAGGGTTGGGTCTTTGGAACAGACTATACAGGGGGTGGCTGTCCACCTTCTCGGTGACAAGCTCGTCTTCCCGGAACACCTCTTGCTTGATGACTAGGGGCGAAGTACTACAGTGTTCTGCCACCAAGTCAACACATAGATATACCCAGTCTTCGTTGAAGAACAAGGATTTTAGAGTACGGCCCTCAATAAACGCATTGATCTCTTGTTCCCATTGGCCATTGCCTGCTTCCTGGGATATGTCGCCAAAGTTCAACTCTTTGACGCTATCGACACTATATTGCCTGTCTTTAAATTCTTCCATCAACTACCCTCGAATCGTCTGGCCGTTGAGTCACCTATCACATATTCACCAATAGCACACTGTTAATATATCACCGATAGGTCTTCCATTCACGAAGGTATATGGTAAGGTATCGTCTCGTATATGTCTCGATCAAGACGAGGTCAACAGTGAAGAGCACCCTAGGAACCAAACTACAACTCAAAGAACTCAAGCGCGAGGTCGATAAATCCTACGATAAATTTGAAGAGTCAGCCAATGATTTTATCAACCTCATCCACTCGGACAACCCTGAAACTGTCAAAGTAGCACAGATAGCCAGACTTAGGGCGGTTGAGTTGGGCAGCATCCTGCAAGACAAAATCCTGGACCTACTCGGTGGTGACTTTGGCACTTGAATCCCTGTCCCTGGCCATGGACTTCTTGTCGATGACCATGACTAGGGTGTCACTCAGTGCTCGCTTCAAGGGGGCTAGGTCTGAGTACTTGTCCACTCGTTTCAGCCTGGCTTGGACCTCAAGGACCAAGACTAGGATAGTTCTTGCTTCGTCACCAAGCATCAAATACCCCCAAAAGAATTCAGTGCCTCAAACTGCGCTATCTCATCAAGTATAGCCGAGTTTGCAGGAACCTTGATAGCAAGATCAATGTCGTCCATGGACTCAAGACTACGGACCTCAAGGTCCTGGCTGCTGTAGTCTGTCACAGCAGACCAAGCCAAAATCATCGCCATGATAATGTCGTCATGCTTTCCTTTGGCTGCCTCGAATCTCATAGTGCCTATGGCGTTGATGGTAAGTTCAAAGCACTCAATCTCTTCTACCATCTCACCCCAGTTGGGCAGTTCTACTAGCCCCTGCTCAACCGCTATCAGAAAGCTGTTGACCATCTCTGACTTTGACTTATTGGTGAAGGTGATACCCTCGTAAGGTAGTCTGGTGCTATCCAACATGTCATCGATAGCCTGACCAACCCCTGTCTTATCGTGGTATATCGTGGTTGTTTCCTTGAACTTTGACGAAAACATAGATAGGTACTTGACAGCATCGGTATACTTCAGACCCTGAAAGCGCATGAAGCCTACTATATTTGGCTTGGACCTTTCGTAGTCGATAGCTACGAACACGGTGTAATCGACTGTCTTCGCCCAGTCCACCCCTATCACTACCCTTGACTCAAAGGACTTGGGGTCGTACCAAAATTGTCGGTCTTTGCTGACAAAGTTCAAAGGCTCGCCCACGATACAGTCGTGGTAGCCTACAAATAACTCGGACTCATCGACAAAGCGGGCAAGGTAGTACTGCTCAAACAGCCTTTGCGGCAGCTGCCTTCTAGCTATAGATATCTCATCACGACTAATAAAAGGATTGTCGCTAGTAGGATATGTATAAGAAACGTAATCTCGCTCTGACTCATCAACCCCTTTCCGAAAGAAGTCCCAGAACCAGTTCTTCCCTCTGGGTGTGGATACGATGTCAATAGGTGCCTGTGTCGCAGTGGTGGTTGTCCTTATTGATACTATCCCTTGCGGCTTCATTTTTGAAGCCTCATCCACTATGACATAGTGATACATCTCACCTTCCACGGACTCAGGGTCGTGGTTTATCCCTTTGAAGAATATGGTAGCACCGTTGTGCTTGAGGGTGATAGAAAGCTCGCTAGCATTTTGGGTCCTTAAGTCAGGGTGAAGTAACTGTAATAGGTACTTGAAACCTACCTTGGCATTTGGATAGGTAGGCGCTGCCCAAAGAACCTGGATAGGGTAGTCAGCATTGAACAAAGTGAAGGCGGCCTTAATAGCCAGTGCCAAAGTCTTGCCAAACTTGGTGCCACAGCACGATATGGTGAATTTGTTCTTCTTGGGTACGAATATGTTGCGCTGCTTGTCGTGCATTTTAGGCAGGATAAGCTTGACATTGTTTGGAACACTCATAGTGATCTTTCTTCCTTCTCTGTCCTTATCATGCCACTTTCATCAATGTAGGACTTATATATCACTTCCTTGTCTTCATCTGCCTTGGTTGAGGCTGTTGAGGCATCCGCATAGTCTGGAAACCTTCTCGCCATAGCCCACCGAAGCATCTGCGAGTTGGAAAATCTCAGGTACTTTCCCTCTGTGTTTAGGCGCTCCGACTTATACGACCCAGTGATATGAGCCATCATTATCTCTTCAAACCACTGTTGATTTTTATCCTTCGCCAACAAGCAAGCAGCTTCAAATTCTGGCTTCTGCCTCCGCCACCGCTTCACAGTCTCAAGGGAAACCCCTAATTTTGCAGCGAAACTTGCCAAACTTTTACCCTTACTTAGGTGGTCCACCACCTCTTGACAATGTCGTCGTCTATAGCCCAAAGGCCTTCCTACTTTCGCCATATCCTAGCCTCACATTCGTACATACTGTAGTATATAAATTTTTATCAACTATCGGAGACAATGCCCATGCCAAAAAAGATATCGGTCAGATACTTATCTCTTGACAAGATCAAGCCCAACCCAACCAACCCTCGCAACATCACCGATGCTATTCAGCCTGTGGCCAACAGTATCAAAGAGTTTGGCTTCCTAAACCCCATCGTTATCAATAAGGATAGCACTGTTCTAGCTGGTCACGTCAGGCTGGAAGCTGCCAAACTACTAGGACTCACCGAGGTGCCTACTGTCTCTGCCAAGGACTTGACGCCTGAACAACAAAAGGCTTTCCTGGTGGCCGACAACAAGACATCGGACAATGCCACCTTTGACACTGCCAAACTGACCGACATTTTTTCTGACCTATCGGAACTTGAATTTGACCTTGAATCCACCGGGTTTGGTGTGGAAGAGATTGACAGCCTTCTTTCCAGTGCCACCGACGAACTTACAGACCTCTTCAACGACGAAGACGAGCCCACAGGCGGCCCTGACAAGCCCACTACTGGGCGCAAAGACAACCAGGAAGGTAAGGACCCTTCTGGCAAGTTGAAGCAAGCCAAGTTCCTTTTGACCCCAGACCAAAATGATCGCATATTTGAGGCTATACGCCATGCTCAAAAAGAGGTGAACCTGGACATGTCGAATTCAGAGGGGTTGTTTGAGGTCTGCGATTTCTACTTGAGAAGCGCGGGGGAATGACAGAGATGAAACAGCTTAGCAAACTCACCCTCTGCTTGGTGGTGTGTGTGTCTTCAATCGTGGCCAGCGTCAACTGCTACATATCGGGAACATACCACTGGCTGCTGTCACTCAACGGCCTACTACTTGGAACAGTATCACTGTTGGCCTTCTTACAATCTTACGACAAGTTCTCTGACTGACCCACAGGGGGTCAAGCTTGACCCCAAAATGTCTGCACGTGGCCTTACCAAATTTCGCAAAGATTTCGATTTTGTTGTATATACTTTTTTGACGCAAAAAAGCAAAAAAGAAAATATTTTCAACCCCCCCCAACAACCACAAGACTCAGGTCTTTACCTTATTTTCAAAATAAATATAAAAACTCTTTTTTCCTGTAGAATTTTTATACAGGAAAAGTATATACTCCGACCAAGAGCTTTTTGTCAAACCCTTGACCCTGTTGGCCTGGGGTGGGGTAGGTGCCGTAATTCCGCAAGGTCGGAGTATATACAAAAAAAGTCATTCTCAATGGTTCTCAAATAACCGATTAAAAAGTAGACAGTTGGCGGGACCTGTTTGGTGTTCAGAAAATATGCAAATTGCTTATAAAGTGAACATTTGGACTCTCATAAAACTGCCTACTTTTTAATCGGTTGGGATTTTTGAAGCCGACTTTGCGATTTTTCGACACTATACTATAGTATATACTCTGAGCCCTTCAAAATATTAAAGTCCAAAATCAGGCCTATCAGTATATACAATGGGGTATATAAAAATAGGCTTGAATTCAGCCTTTTTTGGACTAGCATAATATAGCCTTATCGGTTAAATTACGGCTTGGCTGTGTGTGGACGGGTGGCAATCTTTTTATCACAGCATCGCGTCATGATATCCTCAAAAAGCATCGAGGTGTCCAGTCAGGGGTCTTACCCCTGGCTGGAATTTTATCTTACGCGGTAACTGGAGTACGGTTTGAAGACAATAAACCCGACGAAGCTAAGCTTTCTTATAAGAGTCCTGCACGAAATATACATGGACTACGGTGACCTGGACGTGAAAGTGTTTGACCCTGTCAAGAATCGAGCCTTGGATGCTGTAGTCACCCTAGAAGACCCCAATGACCCCTACCAGGACTACAATGTAGTGTTTCTGGACAAAAAATCACTACTCAAACTGCCTTTTGAGGAACAAAGATAATGATAGAGATTGAATATGTGAAACCAGCTTCCCTTGTCGCCTACACCGAGAACGCAAGGGTCCACCCAAGAGCCCAGCTTGACCAAATAAAAGCTTCTATATCCGAGTTTGGGTTTACCAACCCCATCCTGGTGGACAAAGACAATATGATCATAGCCGGACACGGCAGGCACCAAGCCGCCTGTGAGTTGGGTCTTGGCAAGGTCCCATGCATCCGGCTAGAACACCTCACAGAAGAACAAAAAAGAACCTACATCCTAGCCGACAACAAGATCGCAGAGAACGCTGAGTGGGATGAATCCCTTCTAGCACAAGAACTTTCCTTCCTGAACTCACTGGGTGACACCACCCAGCTGGACTTGACAGGGTTCTCAGCGGATGACCTGGATATTCTGTTGGACAGTGACTACCCAGAAAGCGGAGAACCGTTAGAGGACGAGGATGACAACCCCTACACCACCAAGGTTGTCTCACCTATCTACGAGCCCAAAGGGGTCCAGCCAAAGGTGGAAGAGCTGTCAAACAACTCAAAGACCCTTGACCTACTGGCAAGCATCGAAAAGATTGAACTGCCAGAGGATGTTGAGGACTTTTTGGTGGCTGCTGCCATGAGGCACACCAAGTTCAACTACGAAGCCATAGCCGAGTACTACGCCCACGCAGGCAAAGAGGTCCAAGAGTTGTTTGAGGACTCAGCTTTGGTCATTATCGATTTTAATAAGGCTATAGAGAACGGATTTGTCCGAATGTCCCAAACCTTTGCCGACCTTCATGGAGAGGCTAACGATGAAAATGAGTGAAGACTTTGCTGTGTTTATTATAAGCCACGCAAGAGCCGACAATATCCTTACAATCCAAGCCTTGGACAAATGCAACTACCAAGGTAAGTTGTTCGTGGTAGTTGATGACCAGGACCCACAGCTAAGTCAATACCGTGAAACCTACGGTGCCAACCTGGTGGTGTTCAATAAGCAAGAAGTAGGTAAGACCTTTGATCGAGGTGACAACTTCACCTTCACCGGGTCACCTGTTTACGCTAGGAATGTCTTACACCAGGTGGCCAAGGAAAAAGGCTTGTCCTACTTCCTTGTCCTTGATGACGACTACACCAATTTTAAAACCAGGTGTGACGAAAACTTCACCTTCACAAGCAAAGAGCTGACCATCGATATAAACAAGGCGATCACTGCTTGCCTTGAACTGCTGCAAGCAGACCCCCGGATCCTCACAGTTTGCTTTGCACAGTCGGGTGACTACATGGGGGGCGCATCGTCCAGCAACCTGTTTGGCCAAGGGAAGGCAGGCCTTCTTAGAAAAGCCATGAACAGCTTTCTTTGCGCAACCGACAGACCCTTCAAGTTCACTGGTACTCTTAACGAAGACGCAACCACCTACACACACCAGGGAAGTCTGGGTCACCTTTTCTTCACCACCAACCAATATGCCCTGTATCAAAAGACAACCCAGACCAACCCTGGGGGCAACACCGACATATATCTGCAGCAGGGCACCTATGTGAAAAGCTTTTATTCCGTCCTGTGGCACCCCAGCTCAGTGACTGTTGTGCCTATGGGGGTCAAGAATAAAAGGCTACACCACCGCATAGAGCGCAAGTATACTTACCCCAAAATCCTAAGCCAGTCAGTCAAGAAGTAGGCCAGGCTGTGGTATACTTCAACCTATGGACCTACACCGCACCAAGTATATAGCCATGGACCGTAAAGAAGCATTGAGGTATGCCCTCAAAAGAGGGATGTCCTGGGAAGACAGTGAGGACATAGCCCAGAGCTTTATATTCAAACGGCATGTGCTGGGGTCCCGGCAAAGGCTTGACCACTGCCTTATTGACTGGCTCCGGGAAAATCGAGGCGACACCAGGCGGCTCAGCCACAGATACAGGAAACAACCTGCCCTTCTGATAAATTCAATGCTACACCCTGACACCTTAGAACCCATGGAAGACATGGTGGACCGGAAGGCAAGGACCAAAGCTTGCCTGGAAGCCCTCACAGGGAAAGAAAGAAGAGTCCTGAGCATGCTGCTTGGCAACATGTCTCGCAAGGACATTGGTCATAAACTAGGGGTGTGCCCAGACAGGATATCTCAAATTCTTACAGGCATAAAAGGTAAGGTCTTAGCTTGCATCGGAGACCACGACACGATCTCCGGTAAGTAGGTCCAGCTGATACTGGTAGTGGTAAAGTCTTTTCTT